CCGCCATAGTCTGAAACGCGGCAATCACGTTGTCCGTCAGCTGGCCCACGTCGGCGTTGGCGTCGCCCATGCCTGCCAGCAGGTTGCTGACCGAGGACTTGAACGCCGCGATAGAGCCGGAGATCGTCCCCTCCGCCTCTTTGGCCGTGGTGCCGGTAATACCCATCTCGTCCTGGATCACGTGGATGGCATTGACGATGTCGGCATAGTTGCCGATGTCGTAATGGACGCCGGACAAGGCCTCCGCCTCCTCCAGCAGCCGCTGCATCTCCTCCTTGGTGCCGCCAAAGCCCAGCTTCAGGTTGTCCAGCATGGTGTAGTTCTGCTTGGCAAAGCCCTGATAGGCGTTCTGGATGCTCTGGATGTCGCTGCCCATCTTGTTGGCATTGTCCGCCATGTCCGTGATGGCCATGTCCGCCATGTCCACGGCCTTTTTGGTGTCGCCGCCCAGACTGCTCACCAGCGAGGCGGCAAAGCCTGTGGCCGTTTCCATGTAGGCATTGGCGCTCAGGCCCGCCGTCTTGTAGGCATTGTTGGCGTAGTTCACCAGCGTCTTGGCGTCGCCCTTGAACAGCGTCTCCACGCCGCCGATCAGCTGCTCATAGTCGGCATAGCTATCCACGATTTTTACGGTCGCGGCAGCGGCGGCGGCAAGTCCGGCCTGCGCCGCCCGGGAGATGCCCGCCGTGGCGTCGGCCACCTTTTGGGCGCCACTGGCCACCTTGTCCGCGGTGGCGCCGATGTGGGCCATGGCCACGCTGGACTGGTCGGCGGCCTTGGTCAGATCGTCCAGATTATTCTCTGTCTCAATGATCTCCCGCCGGAGATTCTGGAACTGGGCGCTGTTCTCGTCCACGCCCGAGGCTTTGAGCTGCTTCTCGGCGTCCTTCAGCTGCTCCAGCCTGTCCTTCGTGTCGCCCACAGCCTTGGCCAGAAGCTCCTGTTTTTGCCGCAGCAGCTCCGTGTTGCCGGGATCCATTTTCAGCAGCCGCTTGACGTCTCTCAGCTTTGCTTGAGTGTCATTGATCGACTTGTTGACTTTCTGCAGCGCCTTGTCCAGGCCGGACACGTCGCCGCCGATCTTAACGGTAATGCCCTTTACCCGGCTGCTATTTGCCATGCGCCCACCTCCTTATTTGGGAAAAAATGCGTCGATATCGGCCTGCGTGGCCTTGTAGGGATACTTGTGCTGATCGTTGGCCTTTTCCGTCCAGATGTCATAGATCATCCCCATAGTCATCCCTGTCAGAGCCTCATCAGACAACCCCAACTGGGCGCACCTCAGCATGAACTGCGCCCCGTTGGGCTCCCGGGTTGTCTGTCTCACTTTTTTGCCGGCGTGCTGGTGGTCCGTTGGTTGGCGTCCCACAGCTCCAAAATGACCGGCAGCACGTCGTAGACCGAGAACACGCCGTCCAGCTGATCCAGCCACTCGTCCGGGCTCTGGCCCACCGCCACGTCGCCGTTCATCAGCACCCGGCCGGATTCCGTGTCCCGGAACTCCGCGCCGTGCTTCAGCATCACCCACGCGATGTTCTCGAAGATCTCCAGATCCATGGCCGTCATGGCGGCTTCGTTCTGGTCTTCTTCGTCCGCGCCCGCCTTTTGAGCCTCCAGCGCGGCCTTATAGGATTTTTTCAGCGTGGACATGTCCCGGATGATGTCCCGGCCGATCAGGTGGCGATAGAGCCGCGGCACCAGCGCCGAGGCCCGCAGTGTGACGGTCTTGCCGTCAATCGTTACCGTTTTTTTCATTATGCGGCGCCC